CTCGGAGATTTTTATAAGAGACAGGTCCTGACGACACAGTTAAGTGTTGGGATTTTTATATCGAGTGCCTAGAGACCCTAGGCGTTGACACTACAGCATTGGGCTATACGAAAGGTTGAGCAATGGCTGTTTCATATAAAAAAGTCTGTGTTGAATTGCTTGAAGCCATCAGCACTTTTAGTGAAGAGGACTCAGCGAATATCAATGCGAAATTCGTTGCCGGCACGTCATGTATTTATGACAAGATGAAGGTGGAGTTCTCAACACCTGAAGGCGAGCACACGATTGAGAAGACAGGACAGGGCTGGGAGCACACCGTGGTGAAGGTCAGGTCCGGAAGTGAGATCACCGATGTGATTTGAGCACAGATATCCCCCGGAGTGGCTGGACTCTCCGGGGGATATCTGCGCCTTGGGTTAGGGTCGCTTCGCGTTCTTGCGATATCGCTCCCACGCGGCCTGGGATGCGGGACCCCAGATGCCGTCATCCTCGACTCCGAGTGCTCGCTGGATTGCGGCGATTACTCGGTCGTGTGCGGCGTCGCTAGCGTCTCCCCACACACCGTCAGGGTTGGTTCCGACGACGGATTGTGTGTACTGGATTCCGTAGGGGAAGTGCCTCCCTGCCCATCCGCTGGCAGCGACGACGGCGTAGAGTCGTTTCTCGGTATCGGGTCCCAGGATGTTGTCTGGGGTGGCACCGATTGCGGTTTGAATTCCTGTGATGTTGCTGGTTCCGTCGCTGGTTCGGGCGACGGCGTAGTCGTCGACGAGGCGGATGCCGTAGACGATGTCGTCCATGTCTCGTTGCTTGCTGGCGACGACGCCACCGTTGCCCTGGGATCCGGAGTAGCCCCATGAGGTGTTTCCCTCGACGGTGTCGATCTTGTTGCCGTAGGGGGAGGTGACGGCGATTCCGATGTGGTCGGACTCGCCGTCGCCTTGCCAGTCGAAGGTGACGGCGTCGCCTGGGCGGACGTCCCACTTGCTGATGAGTACGCCGCGGGAGCGGGCTTCGTTCTCGCGTCCGGGGACGTAGGCGGAGCGCCATGCGATACCGACAGTGGAGAGGACCCAGGAGACGAACATGTCGCAGTAGGGAACGCCGCTGGCGGCGAACATGTCGTTTCCGACGGCGCGGGCGTACCAACGTCCATATTTGGTGCCGTTGAGCTCATCGGCCCATCGACTGTAGCCGACCTCTCCCTTGGCGACGCGGATGATGTCTGCTCGTGTCGCCATTACTTGTCACCCACTCGAGGGACATTGTATGCGGCGACGCCGAAGAATCCTGCGGTGATGAAGTTAATTGCGTCGATGTAGGATCCGTCGATGACTCGCATGGCACTTAGTGCTACGAGGATTCCGAAGCATGCGCAGTAGGCGTAGAAGCGGACCTTGGGGTCGATGCCCTTAGACGGGGCTTCATGCTCTCCCATTATTTTTCTCCCTTAAGTAGGAAAGGATTTCTTTCAACTGGCGGTTTTGTGCATCTATGGCAGACCCGCCATGATTTGGTTTGACGTGGTACTGCACGTCCTTGAGTTTATCCTCGATATCATCTAGTCGAGCCACAACACCGGGCTTATCGGGAGTCCCCTCCCACGCCGCGAGCATTACGGAGAGATGATCCAAAAATCGACTAAATCGGTAGACGAATTTTCCAACAATAGTCATTAAGGTTACAACCCCGACCATTACGGCAATATCTAGTGTTTGAGGTATATTAATCATCGGACAAAGATTTCTGCGAACATGTTGCGAGTTTCTGGAGAGTCAGAGAAAAGACGTCCTTTTCGATACGTGCTCCTCATGATGGATAACACTTTGTCACCATACATAAGTAGCCTCTCTCCTTCTCTCAAGTCTGCGACCTTATAGGCCCATCTTACCCGATCCCCCTTGGGTTGTCTCCTCTGGGCGAACCATGTGGCGCCGTCGATCCAGATGGAGACCTCTCCGTCAGGGCAGCGTAGCGAGAAGGCGTACTTCGCCCTACCCGACTTCTTCATGACGAAGTCGTCGTAGTTGTCTGCGAATTTGTTGCTGATTGCGTAATCAGCATAGTCCTCGGCATAGTTTGTAATGAATGACCCGAACCGGGTGTGCGCCACTTCTGACTGAAATTGCTCGCTGTCAACAAAGTCAGTGACAATGAATCCGTCCGCATGGCGGGAGACACCTTCAACGGGCTCAATATGAAAACGGATGAAGTAGGGGTTCATGATGGACACGGAGTTTGAGAGCATGAGGCACCGAACCCTGTCCTGATAGCGGTCTACTGTGGAATAGAAGTCCATGAACACCTTCGCCTCATCGGGAAGATACCTCAGAGACCCCTTGTCGATGATGAACTCATCAAAGATGATTGTATAGACATTTGGGTAGGCGATTGACTTGTTCGCCTGCGCCGTAGACAGCGGAATGAAGTAACCAATCGTCTCCCACTTTTTTCCAACTTTTCTTTGAGCAAACTGCCCCTCAACGCGAAACTCTTCGTCGGGAAACTCTGACTGAATGTCAGCGAAGAAGGAGTTGCGCCCCTTTAGTTCCGTCTTGTATCGTCGAAGGTAGATGAATTGCTGCCCCTTGTTGATCGCATTCTTGATAACGATTTTCTTAGCACCATAGGTCTTACCCAGGCCGCGAGCACCCATAATCATGTTGAAGACGCCCGCATATGAGAGCACCTTCGAGAACGAATAGTAACTGAATTTCTTTTTCAATCGTGTCTCCTTACCGTCCACCACCGAGTGCCGGCAAGGCGATCGATGCTAGTGATTACGGGACCATAATAAGGGTTTCCTCCGTGCCCAATCAAACGGTTGGAGTCCACAACCATTTCCACGTGATCGGTTTCGGGATAGTAGGATCCCGTTGATCGCCACGCCATGACGATCATGTCACCGGGTCTCAGCATGGCACGCTGCGCGGCCGTCATGGCACCGCTACCGCGGGGCATGACCTCTCTTCCACGGTTGTACTGGTCGCCCGTCCACGTGCCTACGAACGTCCCTGACGTGTCCTTGTAGGCCCTGTAGATCGTGGATGAGCAGTCGCCGAAACCTGAGTTGTCAGGGTCCAGGCGGCCGGGCGCCTGGCGGTAACCGAATTTCCCGATGCGTGACATCATCCACTTCAGAGCCTTCGCCCCCTTGGATCCGTCACCGCCCCCACCGGGGTCGCCGCCGCCGGGGTTGGGTGCAGCTGCGCTTCCCTCGTTGAATCCGAGTGCGTGGGCGTTGTTCCATGCGCCTGAGACGATCTCCTGGACCTTGGCCTCGGAATTGCCCATATCCATTTTCCAGAGATTGATGCCCACCGGGGTTCCCACTGAGGTTCCGAAGCGCGTGCGTAGCCATACCAGGTTTGAGTTGTCGAGCAGTAGGTATCCAACGCCTGGACCAACTACCAGGCTGGCGAAGTTGGATTGCGATGCTTTACCACCATTGCCGTCAGATGTAGTAGTGCTGCTGGATCCACTACTGCCGACGCCGCTGGTGTCTTTTGACTTAATGATATTGTACGCGGTATTGTAACGGGTAGAGTATATGCCTAACACACTGTCCGAAAGGATGGCGGACTTCATTCCATCGAGATTTGTTCCACCAACGCGATTCGCGATTCGCATCGCCCGCTGCGGAGACTGGTGGTAGGCGACAGCCCACAGAATGAATGTCTCGGTGTTGGTGTCGGGGTTGATTCCGTACTTGAGCGCCATGTTTCTATATGTGCTGTTGGCGTCAAAGATTAGTTGGTCGTCCTGGATGTTGCGGTTATTAAGCAGGAATGGCTTGAGTGCGTCACCGAAGTTTCTGGGTAGGTAGTAGGTATTCCAGAATCCGTCACTCTCGTTGTGCGCGTTCATGACGTTTCGGAAGTCCTGTGGCAGAGCCCCATATCCTGCGGAGTCAACATTTTTCATCTTGTTGATTATTGCCGCGGCGCGAGTGCCATACCACTGTCCAATTCCCACTGTGATTGGATCGTTGTAGTTGATTGCAGCATAGTTCATAGACGACTCGACAGTGCCGATCGCCTTGACCCACACTTTTCGCATGGTCTCATCCCAGGCCATTTATCCTCCTAGATAGACGTCTGCCCCCATTTTACCATGGGGGCAGACGTGCTCGTTAGAAGATGGAATATGATGCGTCAATCGCTAGCCGGGTTCCTGCGGGGATGTCCTTCAGGGCAATGACATTGCCGTTGTGGTTGACGTTTCCCCGGAACGCTGTGGAGTCCTGCCACATCGTCACGTAAAAGTTCGTGTACGGGCGAGCCCAGGCAGGAAGCCTGAACAGGACCTCACCGTTCGTGACGCTTCCGACCTCGAATGTTGCGTGGATGGTAACATCATCACGCTCCCGTCGACAGACGGCGTAGAGGAAATTGTTCTGTCGCACGTTGTTGAGATTTGCGAGCCCTGTAATGTCCTCCCAACCATAATTGACCCAACCCGAGCCGCCGCGAAGCCATGCGTCAAATTGCTGCTGGGCGTACTTGTAGCCCGCGGGTGTGAAGTGGACGTTCATGTCGGGCGTGAAGAACTTGGCTTCCTGTCCGTTGTGGAACCACGAGCGAGAGCCTTCGCAGACAACCGCTCCATGTGGGGTGGCGAGTCGTTTGATCGCATTTGTGGTTGAGGCGCAACGGCGGGCGATGTTGAAGTCATTGTTTGCGTCGCACTCGTTATAGAGTGCGGGCAGAACAATAATATCCTTGCAGTTCGGGAATGCCTCCTTCAGTTTTTGCATGAAGCGCTCAAATGGCTGGCTGATATCACGGCCAGTTCGGATATCGTAGATGAGGTCGATGATATAGCAGCGTCCCGTCAGGTTTCGCTGATACTCACTAATCTGAGTTGAAGCGTTATTGAGCATGGTAAGAAAGTTGTTGTCATCGTTTGAGGTGAATCCTCCGCCGTTTGATGCATAGTTGTGGGGGATCTCCCCCTTGCTCCTACACCATTCGTCCCACGTCCCGTTGGCGTATCCAGTAAGGATCGCGTTAGACGAACCGAGGATAAGTGTGTGGGGGTACTTGCTCACCCTGTTTACGATGCTGTTGGACTCAAGGTCGTTCAGTCGACGGTCAGCGTTCGCCTTGTTGCTGTTAACCGACGAACGGACCGTTGTCAACTCATCCAGCACATCCTGCATTCCCTGACTACTGGCGACGGCAATCTGTGATCCGTCCTTAGCGGTCGTGGTGAAGAATTTGCCTGAAGGATGCTTCTCGAATTTCTCGACCAGGAGGGACTTCAGGAACTCGTCGGTCTGTTTGTCGAGTTCCTTCAGAGCACTCTTGAACGAGGTCTGCTGCGTTTCGAATACGTCGCGATTGGACGTTACGAACTCCTTCACCTTTTCGTTGAATTCGGTGACTAGTCGCTTCTCCTCCTCGCCGAACTCGTTGACATACTCGACAATATCAGAGATAACCTCACGCAACCTGGAGAGAACTTCATAGTACGTGAGTCCATCCCCATAAGTGAATGGTGTTACGTTATTAATGTTGACAGTATTGATGAGGTAGTTGGCCTCCTCCATTCTTCTGTAGATCTGTAGCCAGCGGCGAGACTTGTCAGCGATAGGCATTTTTGCTCCTAGTACATTCCATAGTTGAGGTAGTGGCGAGTGCGGGGCTGGGAATTGTCCCAGATGCCCATAAACAGGTCGGACAGTTCTGCGATAACAAAGTCGTCCACATTCACTAGAGTGTTTCGGTAGCGAGCGATCTGCTCCCCCTTACCCATATTGTATCCCGTGGAAAGAGAGTGCTGGTTGTTCCGGTAGTCGTTGGTTCCGGTGCTACTCGACGTCGATGTTGTTGTGTTCGTGCTCTTACCATTGGTGGAAGCGTCGCTGATTGACGTTGCATAGTCCCCGTTTCCCGCTAGACGGCTCTGTGGAGTATCAGACCCCACCGTGCGGCCTGTGGAGTTGGTAGTACCGGAGCCATTGCTGTCCTGCCGGTTCGTACCACTGTTCTGCGACCTCCCGTCTTGAGAGGTCTCATTGACGCGGCGCCCACCATCCAGTGGATCGTTGTTGAGGAGCTCAGCCTCATACATTCGATTGTATCGGGGCATGATTCGCTCCATCTTCAACTTGAGTCGCCAAATGAAGATATCTGGTGTCTCGTGCGCAATCTCTTGGAGCCAGTACTCACGCTTAATGCGATCGTTCAAGATCTTGCGGTAGTCCTCGTTAAAAATGGGGTAGTCGTCAAGGCCGATGTGGTCTCCGGTTATCTTAACAACGTCCTTAAGGCGCATTGTGAACTGTGCGGGCATCACTCCTCTCCTTCCGTATCATAGGTGGTCAGGTTCTGCACGGCCAGGTAGTCATCCATGTTCGGAGCGGCATTGTCATCGACCGCCCATTCACATGAGATCTGTAACCCGAATTTCTCATTGATCTGCTCGCATGCAAGTTGGCGGGGCTTCATGAATGACTCGCGTGATGCCAGGACCTGGCCCGAGTTCCCCGCCGCCTCCTCGACAACCATGCGCTCGCGCTTCTCACTGTTTACATTCATGATCCCGAGCATTGTCAGGGCCTCGCCCCAGATCTTGGCCTTGGACTCCATGTGCTTGATGCTGGAGACAGCGCCCGCTCCAGCATTCTGGTTCAACGGGAAGACACCGATCATGCTGGCCAGGTTGTCAACAGCCAAATTTTCGGTCCCCCAAACCACGGGTTCACCATCATAAATCTTACTAATCAAATTCTGAACAGTAAGACGTTGATCTTGAGAACAGGCAACGATCATGGGGTTGCGCTCATTTAATAGATCGATCTCGATAGTACGGTCAATCTGGGCAAGGCGTGCGGCATAGGAAAGCACAACATCGATTTCGGGCACTCTAACCTGATTGCCCCAAATGCAGACGGACTCAGCGGCGGGGACGTCACGGGAATAGACGCCATTTCGCGTCACTCGATAGCCGGTGGGGTTGTCCTGGATATCCAGAGGCCCGGAGATCGTTGCAGGCATTGCCATGAACATCTCAAAGAATGAGTCGTAGTAAAATACGCTGTATCCATTATTGAAGATAGTTGTCTCAATGAAGCGAGGGTCAATTCCGTTGGGTAGCCCCTCCCAAGTGAACCTAGAAATGCACTTCCCCATCAATTGACGCCTATACATATACTCCAGCGCCGCCTGACGATTCTCGGATGTGGACGGCTTCGCAGCCATCACTTCACGATAGACGGTATTCTTAACATAGTCTCTTTTAGGCAATCAAACTCACCTGATTCGTCTCGTCGATCCGATTGTTCCTGATATTGATTGTACCAATCCGCTGGGGTGAGCGCCACAAGGTCACGCCCTTTTCAAAGATGCCCCGCACGGTCCCCTTGAATGTCTCAGGAATATCTGCCCGCTCTAGGTAGCACTCGGCCAGTTTCCAGTACGTGAACTCGGTCATCAAGGAAAGACGGCTTGGCATCTTGATCCACGTGTTCATCGCATACCCATAGCGCAACCAGTAATCGCCAACACGACGAATAGCCGCGTCGGAGAGCAGGCGCACACGACAGTCGATTACCAGCCCATTGGACACCATTGCAGCCACAGTGCCCGCCGTCTGTCCAATGACAGCGGGCGGGATGACCTGCATGTCCTGCTGCTGTCCGTTGATGCTGGCGATCGCCGCCTCGTAGTCACCGTTAGCAGCGAACTGTGCAAGGTCATAGTTAGTGTCTCGAACTGCGCGTTGCTGCGTCTGAGAGATCTGTGAGGCGCCGCTGGCCAACTGATTCTGGATGTTCGCCGTCGACTGTGCCTGGGAGTTCTGGATCATCGCACTAATGCCCGCCGTGGCCGCCTGACCAATACCTGCACCCACAGCCTGTCCATTGAGCCCAATGGCGCCTCCGAGAGCCGTCATTCCACCCTGCACCGCCTGGACAGTAGCCCGCATGTTATTGTAACGAGACTGTGAGTCGGCCATTGCAGAGTTACCCCACATCGTGTTCTCAGCACCAGCCTGGGTTGCGGCAATCCCCGCGTTGGCAATGTCGCGAGACGCCACGGCACTACGCTGAGCTCGACGCTGCTGCCACTTAGCAGAATTGATCTGCGCAGCAATCGTGTGAGCATTCGAGGCCAGATTATTAAGCCCCGAGTTGTTGAGTACTGAGAATGTGGGGAGTGAAGTGTACCCGGTAACCAGATCCCATTCCTCGCCGTACTCATCCTCCTCATGAGTGCTGGGACCCACGAGGCGCTTGGAGGCCCATTTGTTGTTGTAGTCCTTGACTGTGAACATTAATTGAGGGTTAGGTGGGACAACATGCCCATACTGCAGGAGTCCAATACCCGTAGTCATAAGCGACTCCGGGCGAAGTTCAACGGGATTTCCCGTGTAGGTTGTGAGTTCAAGGATGCAGTAGGGTGCGGTCATGAACTTGCGAAGTTGTTGATACGCCTTCGGCAGCATGCTCATAACCTCCTTTCGGAAGTCATGATTAGTCAACGGAAAAGCCCGGTTGACATAGACGTCGCCAGTACCGACCTTGTACCAACTAACACTCCCGATTCGCGTCGCATTTGCGGGATTCTTAGACACCACACCCTTCGGCACAATAGTCACGGAGCCAATACCCTGGGCGACCCACGGGTATGCAGAGAGCGCTGAAAGCCCTTCGAGATAGTCGTTGCGCGACGTCACCCACACGCTGGCTGAGTTGGGGAGACCCTCAGCCTTTGACCCGTTAGCCATTTTGAACCGGGGGCTCGCAAGGTTCCCCCACTCTGCTGCAAGGTCAATGGTGCTGGTGATGACGACGTCATAGTCACCGTTGAAGACGTCGGCAATCATGCGTCGGTATGAGCGAATGACCTGGTGTTCGCCGCCGACGTCGAGGCCCTCGGGCTGGGCAAGCCATTCGCGACCGTTGTCGTTGAAGCTATCGATGGCGGCGATCCCCATGTGGCCGCGCTCAAGATAACAACGACCAAACTTAACGCGCTGATAGTAGGTCGACCAAACGTCGAGTTGAAGCGTTAACTGCGTAGTGTTAGGTGCTATGTAGTCCACACTGGTAATGAAGTAGAAAAAAGCGTGAGGCGTGTAGCCCTCAAAGTTTTTCGAGTCGACGGGACGGCCGGGGTTCTCAACCATTACATAGTTATACTGGTTTGCCTTAGTGAAAGGTGTGGGAATGCGAATCGGTTTGCCTTGAGCAAGGTATGTTAATTGGTTTATCTCGACCTTGTTAACTTTATTGAATGACTTAATGTACTGGTAGGGTGTCCAGCCATAAGCGTCCCAATCAATAATGTCACGATAAGTATTATCAAACGGCACGTTACACATAGTAATAACGCTGCCCGCAGACCACACAGAGTAATCAAACGACAACCCCGCAGTAGTCTCTGGCGGGTCACCATAAATCTGTGTCATATCTCCTCCGTTAACAGTAAGGCCCCGCCATCCCGGAGGATAGCGGGGCGGTTACTGACTCAGTGTATCACGCCTGAATCTGGATTGAAATCTCCTTCTTGACGGGCTTAGTGCCGCCAGGAGCGGACTTCGTGTCAACAGAGACCCCGAGCGTCGGATACCCGTTCTTCTCGTCAGGTCCGATGGTCAGGACGCCGTCGTTAGAGATCTTCGTGGCCTTACTGGTCACGTTCTTGATGTACCAATCGGTGGCGTACCCCTTGTTAGCCGGCGTGGTCTTCCAAACAATCTTCGCCTGCCGGACGGCGCCCGGCTTCATCACACTACTGTTCGTGCCGTCCTGGTTGAGCGTCTGAATCGTGTCGATCTCAGCGTTCGTCTCATCGGCCGGAACAACAATCTTCGTGCTCTCCTTCGTCCCAAACGCAATCGCAGGAGTAAACGGAGAAGCCGAAATCAGCGACCAGTGGTGCAGCCAGTAGTTGTCATAAAGGCCCTCAGGGTTCTGAATGGAACGGTTCTCCAGGAGAACGTCCTTAATCAGCAGGAACTCGCGAGTGGTCAGGATCGCACTGACGTCCTTGAGCCCAAGAGCCTCATTCGGAACAGTGATAATGTGCGACGGAGCCTCCGCATCCTGGCGGTTGAACGCAGCAGACAGTGAGGTGACGTCAACGTTAGCCTTGAACTCGGGCGTCGCAATGAGAACAAGATTCTCGGGGCGAGCGAATGAGTGAACCGCCGCCGCATTGTACGCAGGAGTCGGGTAGCGCATCTTGTCTGCAGCTACACGAAGCGCCTTAAGAGCAGCATCGGTGTGCGTCTTGTCTGCGTCAAAGACATTCAGGTCGGGAATCTGAACGCGATGGAACCCGTGCTTCTCGTCGTAGGTCCTGAACAGGGAGCAGATGGTCAGGAACTCGGACCACTCATCCGAGGAAGCGGCGACACTCATAGTCTGAGAAAGCATCTCAGACAACCCCGTGTCGCTCAGGAAGGCGCGGCGGAGGACGTCCCGGTTAAAGGTGACCTTGAACTTCTCCTTGCGATTAATCGTGTGGAAAGCGCTGTAGGCCGGCGGCCGTGCCTGACCAAACACGTCCTTCTCCAGGTAGTCACGATTCTCGTCATAGATAGTGGGCTTGATGAAGTCCATGTGCACCTCTTCGATGGTGTCACCGAAATTCATCATGCCGTCCTTGAAGACAGCGAGAGGGTTGCGCCAAGAAATGTCGCGCACAACCGTGGATCCAATCCGGTTAATCAGTGCTGACATGAACTCGTTTCGAGAAATATTGTCAGACATGATTCCCTGAATGGTTTCCTGGATGTTGGCCTTAGTGGCCTCCGGAACCATCTCCTGATAGTCCCTGCGCGCATCCGAACGAATCGCGTTAAGCATATCGACGTTTGAGACGTCATCTCGCAAGCGGGGCATAATTACTTCCTCGTGAATAGATCTGAAATTGACTTAGGCTTCCAGTTCCCATCGGGAACGGATGAGTCGGGATTGTCCCCAGATGAGAAAAGACCTGAAAGCCCAGCAAGAGTCTTCCCAGTACTCTTTACAGCGTCCGTGTCGATCCCCATTTCCTTAATTGTAGCACTACCCGCATCCTTCAAGGCAGTGCCCGCAAGATTGGCAGCAGCTCCACCGACCTCGCCAATACCCTCGGCCACGGCCTTAGCGTCGTCCGCCGTCGACGCCACGGCCGCCTTGACGTCATCTGCGGTCATCTCCTTGCTAGCGGGAACATCATCACCCGCAAACGGGTTACCCGTCTCCCGGTCTGTGGGAGTCAGCATCCCCGAGAGGCGACCCTCAAGCTCGCCCTGAAGAGCAGTGATCTTGTCCCCGAAAACACTCGCCAGATGATCCCAGGCCGCCTTCGTGTCCTTAAAAGGGTCCTCATCCTTCTCAGGATTAGGATCCCCTCCCATCATATTTCGATCGGATGGGGATACCGCCTTGTTGTCACCGTCAGAATCGCCCGGATCATAAACATTCGACTCTGGCAGCCCCATCTCTTTCTTCTGCTCAGGTGAAAGATGTGCCGTGTCCCGGTTCATCTGCTGGGCACGTTCCTGCTGATACTTCGGGTCAGCAAGTTTGTCTCCAGTAACACCTGTTACCGGCACTCGCGACTTATCCGGCTTGCTCTCAAGATTCTTCTTAGTCTGCTCCTGAGTTCGCTTAGCGTCCTCAGCGACATTTCCTGTCCCTTTATACTTGTCGGCCTTTCCCATTTCTTCTCCTAATAGTAAGGTAGGCTAGGAACTTACGTTCCTAGCCTACCATTTTCACCCAATGTCAGCCAGTGCTGCAAAGACTTGCGGGCCGTTCCGTGCGGGTCCTTATCACCGGATTGCATCCCACACGGGTTCGCAGTCACTTTGCTGGCTTGGGAGCCTTTCGAGCGAGGTAGTCAATGAGGGCGTCACGAACAATGTCGTCCGCGGGCCGCCGCTCAGTCCAGTGCTGCTCATCGATGTCAGAAATAAGAGACTTGGGGAGACGGAACTTGACAGTTGCCTTGTCGCTAACGGGTCGAGCCATGATAAATCCAGCCTTTCAAACTTTAAGTGTAAATGTGGTGTCCTTGAGGACCACGCCTCCAGGAACCCTTGTGGGAATAAGTTTACCGCTCCACTGGCCTCCTGTCAACATGTCGTCCAACGTTAATGTGGCGGCCACTGAGCGGGGCATTCCCGCAATGTGTACGTCTAGTTTACCATCAATTTCTTCTGCGTACTGTTTTGCTCGAATGTAAACAGATTTTGTGAAATTTCCCTCATGCTTCCATGCGCCCAGTTCCACAGGGTCGACCCATAGTGTCTCCGGTGGTGTGGTTGGTCCCACAAGGTGTAATGAGTCGGTGTCTGCGTAGGCGAAAGTTTCATAGTTATCTTGCGCCGCATTTATCGTCTTGCTTCGAGCGTGTGCTGTAATAAACACTCCCATTGGTGTATACACAGGATCTCGAGTTTCCATTTCATTCATCTCTAGTGAGACTCGATTATCTTTCAAGACAGGGTGCTTGCCTGTGATATCGGGATTCGTAGCAAACTTTCCATAAAGACTGTTAAGGTGTAGTTTTGCAATTTGGCGCAAGCCACCACTGCTATTCTTTTTAATTTCCATAAAATGGTCTACGTATTCATCAAAAAATCCGTGCGAACCTCTGAACTCAAAAGTTCCGTTCCATGAAAGTATCTTTAAATCATAATGTTTCTTCCAGAGTTCTATGTCAATATTTGTTGCAACAACTTCAGTTGGCTCGTTAATTTCAGTAAGGTATTCAGTCGGATTAAATGTCAAATTCTTTTTAATTTGAATACACGGAATATGATTTGGTTTTAACTTAGCCTTAATTGTAATGGATGAAATGTAAAGAGGTCTTTGAGTTATGGGACCTCCTTCGGAATACACTGGGTCGCCATATGGAAGCAATGAGTTGCGCATGACCGATGGATAAAGCGAATTGACGTCATAAACACTACCTTCACCATTAAGCCTCCTAGAGAAACGAGGAGAAGCATATGTAAACCCTCCACGATATGCCTTCCGGATTTCGGAGTCAATCTCGGGGGATAAGATAGGGAATCTGCGAATAAACAGTTTACCCGTCATCTTCTTGTATGTTGCTAAAGAGTCCGCGCCTGCAGTCAGTTTTGTCATCTTCTCAGCAAACTGAACCTCTAGCGCTTGAGCGACAATAGCAACATCATTCCTCTGATAGCGCCTCTCCTGTTCTGTTGGAATGTAGCCTATTGGTCTAGGTTTCTCATAATCAATCTCAAGTTTTTGGTCATGAAGATTGAATGCCTTAGCAATTGCTGACACGGACATAGGAAGTTTCTTGAATGAATCACGAAACTCAATCCTGTATCCAGTCTCAAACACGACCGTGATTGAATAAAATTGCCCCATCCGAGAAATGAGCGATGAAAACTGTTTCACCCCCGGATTCTCTTTAGTCCAACTATACCCATGCTTAAGAAGCCAGTCTAGAATAAAGATGCCATCAAACTTAAGGTTATGAAAATATATGTGTGCGGCTCGCTCTGCAATATGATGCATAAAACCATCAAGAGAAGTGCCATCCACATAATCAGACAATTTCCCCACCTTAATAATGCCCCATGACCACACTCGGCAATCGTCCTCTTGTGTGGTCGTCTCAAAGTCGGCGCAGTATGAGGGAATCTTCTTGTGACTGCGCTTAGCGCTTGGACCGGCGACGGTTGCGGCGCTTATTGATTGGCGAGCCACTGAAATCGTCCTCCGGTCTAATCTTCACTGACTTAATATCTTCAAGTAAAGCGAGGGTCTCGGAATGCGCATTCTCCACGTCGTCATACCACACGTCCTCATTCGCTCTTCGCTTCTCGAAATAACCCTCTTTTGCTGCCTCATACATAAGCGATAACTGATTAGAGAAATCACTGTTAACAGTCCACATGAGCCACAAGACGTCATCAGGAATATCGGTCAAAATATCGTAAAGCGCCGGGTCACCAATCACGTCAAGCATGGCGGCAATCTGCTGCTTGGCTGCCGTAAGTTTCTCAGTCTTCGCTGCCTTCGAGAGGTTATCAAGAATAGAGGTCGTCTTTTCTCGCATGGCCTCGGCCGAATCGAAATGAATAGTTCGCTTATCCGGATTCATGCGCTCAAGGGCGTAGTGTGAACCACCACCTAAATAGGTCTTACTAGGCCTGAAGTCACGAATCCAGTCGCCAACAGTGATGTCGCCCATGTAAGGTAATTTTGTGCCGCTCACGGAACGCTCGTAAGCCGCTATGTCGTCATTATAGCGTTGAACAGCATGCTTATAACGACGAACGTCTTTAGCAGAAATGGGATTACCTTTACTGTCAGCAAAATACCAAACACTATCAGAATTATTAAACTCACTAAGGCGCTCAAGTTCTCTCGCTGCATTCTTCAATGTCACCTTCTCGATCGCAGACTTACCTAATGGGTCATACTTAGTTCCCCGAATATCAGCGCCGTCGCGACTCGTAGCCATTTTGTGCATCTTCCGAATCGCACGATCGCGTTCACCCTGAAGCAACTCACGAGCCTTATCCAACTCAGAACGATGCTGTCTCTTGGCGTTAGCCTTCACTGAACCCATCTTCGCAGGCCCTGAAGACATCTCCCCCAATGTGTCGGGTAATCCTAAGTTTCCCGACAAATTCAGCCCGCCAACAAACTCTCTAACGTCAGCGGCTGTATTGCCGACACGCTTAGCACCACGCTTAAACGACCTATAATGCTTAGCCCAATGAGACTTAACCATAGCAAACCCCCTGCCCCCTAAGGGGCAGGGGGCGTCACCATTCTATCCGACTCAAGCCAGCGTCACAGTCGTGTACTCACGACCCCGACCAGACTTCGCCGAACCGATCTCCACGGCCACCGGCTCCGGCCAGGTCTTCACGTCGCCCAGAATATCAACCAGACGCTGAATCTGAGCCACAACCGTCTGAGACGAAGTCCCAAACGCCGCGCCGTCCTTGTCGATCACCGTGATCGCTCGACGCGTCTCGACCTCACCAGTATCCGTGTCGACCACGTCATCCTCTGTGATCACAATGTCCTTGATCTCAATCTTCTTGCCACGCAGTTCCTTGAAAGAAACAGCAGAGTTCTGAGCGGTGAAGAAAGCCTTCTTGCCAGCAAAGTCGTCGGAGAGAGAAGAGTAAACAACAGCCATGATCATTTCCTTTCGTGTATGGCTAGATTTCTATTCGGTGATCTGGTATTACCCGTCCAGCCGGGAATCTATTAAAAGAGTGTGGGCTCGTCTTCGTTGTGAAAAACCACGGGTGCTTCAAGCATGAAAGTTGCCGCCTCGCAGATCATGCTCTCCTCATTATAGTCGTGAGGAAAATATAGTGTGCCCTTTTGTTTTCCATTGTATGTGACTGCGTAATTATTTCGAAGACGATTCTTGATGATCGTCCCGCGGTAGCCGGACACATAATACTTCTTCACGTGACGATTTGAGGTCTTGAACTTTCGGACTCGTTTAACCCTGTAGTCAAGAGTTGAAGAATAAATCCTCACGAGAAAACCATTACCAGTGTCAGGAAAAGAGCCATCCACAGCAACCAACCCCCAATCCTAGGCGCAGCCTTCGCAGCAATCATACCCCCAGCGACACCGACAGCAACCCCGCCCGCACTAAGGCGCTTACCATGAGCCCGCACGTCAGCAGGAGAGTGGTTCGCATAAGAACCAATAGCATTCTGTCGCTCATACTCATCCGCACCCATTTCCTTGTCCATGTAAATCCACTCACCATTAATGCATTCCCACATTGCGATCACTCCCCCGTACTGCGTTAAATAATTCTTCGTAGAGATCAAGTGTGTCAAAGATGTCGTTGTAATGGACCGGTGTGTATAGCCACTTATAGCCCAACGAAAAAAATTGAGTTTTCTCGTTGTAACTGATGCTAATCTTGTGGCCGTTGATGATGAAAAATATGGTCTGAGACATCCTTGCGTGATAATAATCAGTCCAATAGCCGATCACCGCCTTCAATCGTTTGTGTAGTTTGCGTCGATTCTCTGTTGCGTTCATGTATTAATAATGCATCAACATTCCTAGCGTGTCAAGTTATCTGCATGTGAACCGCACCACACAACCCATAAGCACGCCCATTGTCCAGACAATAGGTGTGCTTATTTATATGCGTGGTGCCCCGCATGCATATACCCGTTCATTTGTCAAGCGAAATCATGTGATGTCACTCACAAATATAGTCAAAATGGGGGTGATCTTCGT